ACTTAAATCTATATTTCCTGTTCTTTCATTGAATATACTTGTGATGATATGAGTTATCACTCCTAACTTTTTAACTTTTGTAGGTGGACTAATGTATATAGGCATTTGAAAAGTCATTGATGCGACATCTATTTCTGTTTCTGTACCTGTTGGAATTGTATTAGAAGCAAATGATATATTTGTTAATTCAACCACACTTAAACTTGTCCAGTCCACATAGTTGTCAGTAGTTTGTATTTCTAAACTAGGGTTAAACAACATCATGATTTGTTCCATAATTTGTAATTTTTGTTCTGTGTTACTTGTCCACATATCAACAGTCATTGTTAGTGTGTAAGGTGTAGGCATCAAACGTTCCACAGTCACGTTTTTTCCTTGGGTGTTTAGATACTCTTTATTATTGCTGTCATAAGCACGTTCTCTAATGTGTATTTTACTTACAAAACTTGCATCTGCAATTCGTGTTCTGTCCATTTCTAAGTTAGTAACGTATGCCGCCATTCTTGGAACAGAAGGTAATTTATTTTCAGAATTATCTCTAATTATGTGAGCAACTTGTCTTGTGATGTTTCCGTACATGACAGGCACTTGTCTTAATGCGCCATCTCCATCTTTGTATGAAAAATTGCTTAATAGACGAATTAATTGTGTAATATATCTTCTAATTTGTCCATCGTAAAAATGTTGCATTATTTTTTCTCTTTATTCTTTTCGTTAAATTTTTTACTTTTAGGTGCGTAATACGTTCTTACTTTCCCCATATAATTTTTAGTTACCTTTTTAAGTCCTTGCGGTCCTGCTGTATGATCCATTGGTATACCGACTATGCCAAATAACTCTTTTAATTTCATTATCCATCCGCCTTAGGTCTTAATGCTTTTGATAAACTTTGTCTTTCTTTAACAGTTTCGCCACCAACATTTCTAGTTTTTGTATTATTGATAAACGTTCCTTTTTGATTTGCTCTTGTATCTGTTTGTGACAATGTATGACGTATATTATCTTCCATTTTCACCCAACGTCCACCATCATATCTAAACAATCTATTTGGTAAGAAGTCAGTACGTAAAAAATAATCGCCTTTGTCTGAAGCAGTTGGGAAACTTATTCCAAATCCAAATACTTCTCCATTAGGTGCAAGTCCGTCACCTAACAAGTAACCATCATAACCAGTTTTACTAGGTGTTTGATTTACTCTATCTGCTAGTGTATTTTGTGTAGTTGTATCTAATTGTGTTGTATCTGTTGTAACAAGTTCAGGTTTGCCTTTATCATCAACTTGTAGAGTGTAAAAATGTGCAATATCATATCCTGACTTGCCTGAATCTGCTTCTGCTTGTTGTACAACTGCATTATTAATTTGCATTTCTTGTTCATATGTAGAAAGTACATCACGTAATTTTTGTGAAGAACCTTCTTCTGTAGGCAAATCAAGTATGTCTTTAAATTCTTGTGAGTCGTAAATTTGTTTTAATTTTACTCTGTAAAGATGTGGATACCAAGTAGGTGAAAAACCTTCTGCCGCTCTGTTGATATCTTCTACAACATAAAATCGTTTAAGTGCAACCTGAAAATCATTCAACGCATATTCATCTTTTAAATGTGGTAATTCAAATACATCACCTGGCATTATTTTTCTGCCAAGAGTTTTAACACTTGAAGTGATAGGTATAGTCATAAACAGTGTGTCATTGGCTAGGAAAAGTCCAAATTGACTCATATCAAAGTCTATGTCTGACACATTATAAATTCCACGAAGTTTGTACACATCAGGATCATACTTTCTGTCCCTGTTTTCTAGGAACAACATATCCTGAATGTTGGTTTCTTTTACAGCATTGTATCTAGGTTCAGCGGCTGTGGCATCGTCCTCACTTGGATTCTTAGGTCCTAGGTATTTGTGTACAAAGACATCAGTACCGCCAACAGTGAACATTTCTGCTACTGTTTTATCTAAAAACGTGTAATCATGACCTTTTTCGGGTTTATATAGACTTAATCTAGGCATACTGTTATATTTATCGGATGGTCACTACTGATAAATATCAGTAAGGATATTATAAATGAGCAATTTAACCACAGAAAAACAAGAGGTATTCGACTACGTATTCAATTCGCTAGGTGGCGGAATGGTAGATGTAGAACTGGATCCTTCACACTACGAAACAGCATTACAGGACTCACTAGACAGATTTAGACAGAGAGCAGACAATTCAGTTGAAGAAAGTTACATATTTTTGCCGTTAGAGCAAGATGTAAATGACTACACTCTTGCTAATGAAATAATAGAAGTGCGTCAAATATTCAGAAGATCCATTGGGTCAAGATCGGGTGGTGGAGAAGGTGGTACAATCTTTGAACCATTCAATTTAGCATATACAAACACATACCTTTTAGCCAGTTCTAATATGGGTGGTGTAGCAACATACAATCTATTTTCACAATACCAAGAACTAGTAGGACGTATGTTTGGTTCATTCATTGAATTTAAATGGAACACAACAACGAAAAAATTAACTATCCTACAAAGACCAAGAGCAAACGAAAAAGTGTTGATGATGGTGTATATGCACAGACCAGATTCAGAATTATTCAAAGATTATTTGGCAAAAAAATGGATTAAAGACTACACTTTGGCAAAATGTAAATTCATGCTTGGTGAAGCCAGAAGCAAATTCAACACAATAGCAGGACCACAGGGTGGTACTTCATTAAATGGTGACACTTTAAAACAAGAAGCACAGGCAGAAATGGACAGACTAGAACAAGAAGTCAAAACTCAAACTGCTGGTGGTCAAGGTTATTCATTCTTAATTGGCTAATTCCATATTGACATATTAGTATTTTTGTTGTATTATCGTATGATATGCAACATCAAATGATTCCATTATTCTCCGTGCCTTTATACAAAGCACCAATAGGTGAATTGGATGTACTCCAAAAAACATGGATAAGAGAGTTAGATTTCCCACCACAAAGTGTTGGTACAGACCATTCCGATGACCACTTGCCACCTGAAAATAGAGGTATGCATTTGTTGGATACTCCACAACTAAAATCACTGAAAGCAAATATACAAAAAAGTTTAAAACATTTTACAAAAGATGTGCTGGGCATAAAAGAAGAATTTAGAATTACAACAAGTTGGATTAATAGGAACAATAAAGGCGAACAAATATATAAGCATTCACATCCTAACAGTGTGATAAGTGGTGTGTACTACATAGAAACAACACCAGATTGTGCACCTATAATATTTGAGAAACCTTATTTGTACACAAATATTGCACATCAAAACGTTCAACTTACGTATGAAGAAAACAATAAAAACGAATACAACACAGACTACTATGGTATTATGCCTAAGCCAGGAGAAGTATTGATGTTTCCATCGTGGTTGGAACACACAGTATATCCTCAACCGGCTGACGTGGCACGAATCAGTTTGGCTTTTAATAGTTTTCCTGTGGGCAAAATTGGATCTGGAACAAAACAGTTAGAATTATGATTATAGGAATATGTGGCTTGATAGGTTCAGGCAAAGACACAATAGCAGATCATTTAGTTAATGATCATTCATTTGTAAAATTATCTTTTGCAGACAAACTTAAAGACAGTGTTGCTACAATGTTCGATTGGAGCAGAGACTTATTAGATGGCAAAACAGAACAAAGTAGAAAATGGCGTGAACAAATGGATCCTTTCTGGAGTATGGAATTGAAACATGAAGTAACTCCAAGACTTGTATTACAAAAGTTTGGTACAGAGTGCATGAGAGATGGATTTTATGATGGCATATGGGTAAGTTTAGTTAAAAAGAAACTTAAAGATAATCCACAGATAAATTGGGTAATTCCTGATGTAAGATTTGAAAATGAAGCAAATATGATTCAAGAACTAGGTGGTGAAGTGTGGTGGGTAAAACGTGGACAACTGCCTATGTGGTTTAGAATGTACCAGGACATTGGTCAAAAACCAAAGGATGTACACGCATCAGAATGGGCATGGGCAAATACAAATTTTAATGCTGTATTTGAAAATAATTCAACAATAAACAGTCTTAAAAATCAGGTACAAGATCACCTTGTTTCCAACGGATTCCTTCAAGGTGCAAAGATCTTTGGCAATTAGCACACACAGTCTTTAAATTATTAAACCTACAATTATCTAAATTACCATCTATATGAAACACGTTAAAGTGTGATTCATAGTTGCTTTTGTGACCACATTTATCACATTTTTTGTTAATACGATAGCCAGCCACGTGCCATTTAGGCATATATCCGCTTGGCCCTCCATATCTTAAACACAACTCGCACTTCTTTCTATAATAGGTTTTGCCTGCCTTTTTGTAATTTACTGCGGCTGGTCTTTGACTACATTTTGTACATAATGGTCTCATATGTACGTATTTACCTGCCCTTTCCTACCCCTTTTTTATACCTTTTAATTTGGTGCATTTCGGCACAACGTCATAAATACAAACAATAATAAAGTTTAAAATACTTTAAGTAGGAGATAAGCAAATGGCATTAGTTTCACCAGGAGTACAAGTCAGCGTAATTGACGAAAGTTTTTATACACCAGCAGAACCAGGAACGGTTCCATGTATATTCATAGCAACAGCACAAGACAAAACGTCTAGTTCTGGAACAGGCACAGCACAAGGAACAACAGCGGCAAACGCCGGCAAAGTGTTCTTGATGACATCACAAAGAGAATTAGCAGAAACATTTGGTGATCCAGTATTCAAAACTGATGCAAGTAATAATCCAATCCACGGTGGTGAAACAAACGAGTACGGATTACAAGCGGCTTATTCATTCTTAGGTGTTGCCAACAGAGCATTCGTTGTAAGAGCAAATGTTGACTTAGGTCAATTAGAAGCAACTGCAACAGCACCAGCGGCAAATCCAGTTGCAGGTACATATTGGTTTGACACAGTAAATTCAAAATACGGAGTATTTGAATGGAATGGTTCAGCGGCAACTACAACAGGTGGTCAATCATTCACAAATCAACCAGTAACAGTAATTACAGATAGCGATCAAATCAGTGGAAGTATTCCAAAAAATTCAGTTGGACAAGCAGGTGATTATGCAATCAATGCCACTGACACAAACAATGATTTATTCTACAAAAAATATGATGGTAACTGGGTAGCAGTAGGCACAGCGGCTTGGGTAGGTTCTAATCCAACTATCAAAGGTTCAGCAGGTGGTACAATAAGTTCAGGACAGAACTATGTAATCACAATTGCCGCGGCAAACACAACAATCACAAACAGTGGTACAACAGTAGATTCAGCAGTGTCTGATATCAACGGTGCTGGTGTTTCAGGATTAGGTGCAAGAAACAACGGCGGTATCTTAGAAATATATTACACAGGTGCGGCAGGCAACACAGTTCAAATAGCAAATGGTACAGCAGATGTAAGCACATCATTTGGTATAACAGCAGGTACTTACTATGTGCCAGCATTATCAGTTGCTCCACACACTTCAGTACCAGCATTTAAATCAACAGATTCAAATCCAAGACCAACTGGTTCAGTTTGGTTAAAAACTACAGAGCCTAATTTAGGTGCTAAATGGAGTGTTAAAAAATGGAATGACACAACAAAATTATGGGAAACTATCAGTGCTCCATTACACACTAGCAACGAGTCTGCATTATTCAATTTAGATAAGACAGGTGGCGGTGCAGGTTTGGCAGTAGGTGATTTATTCATCAACTATGGCAATGGTACAGATGAAGTTGATCACATAATTTACAGAAGAGAATCTACAGGTTCAACAAAAGTAACAGGTACAGCAATATCTACAGGAATGACAGCAGGTAGCAAATCATTTACTATTGCAGAATCAATTGTAGGTCAAGAGGCTTTAAATGCACCAATCACAGTAACAAGCACAATCAACGGTAATGCCGCTGACGCAGATGTTATTGCAGGTCAAATTAACGGCGCTGGATTTACAAATGTTAAAGCAAGTGTTGACTCATCAAACAGAATAGTAATTGAACACACAAAAGGTGGTGAGATGAAATTTGTTGACACAGACGGAACTTTAGCAGAAGCAGGTTTCCTACAAACAACAACTAATATGGGATATGAGCCAGGCACAGGTGCATTAACAAATCCTAAGCAATACAGAGCAAGTAATTGGAAAGCATTAACTTATACTGCAAGTGCAACAGCAGTAACTTCATTAACAAATGATGGACAATTATGGTACTCATCAATTGTAGACGAAGTTGACATAATGTATCACAACGGTACAACATGGAAAGGTTATTCAGCAGTAACAGGTTCAGACCCAGCAGGTCCACAAGTTTCTGCAACTGCTCCAACTACACAGTCAGATGCATCAGCACTTGTTGATGGT